AGGCTCCTAATGCATAGAGGCTACTCATACGAGAGCGGCATATTGCACAAGAGTTCTCCTAACTTGAAGAGAAGTCATTTTGTTAAATACCAACACCCCTTTCTGTATGAAAGTGCTGGGTGTGGAATGAATAAGGTGTTACAATTTTTGGAAAATTTTTAGTAAAATCTGGATGGTTCTGGTGGACTATTTCGACGGCTTTATTATAAATCTTAATGTAACAATCATATGTTTCTTGTTCATGCTGAGCGAGTGAATTCTCAAAATCTTTAACCCTGGACCGGTATACTTCAACATCGGTAGTAGCAGGGGAGACCTTCGTCCAATAAATCATGTCCGTAATTGAATTTAAATCCAAAGGGGCTCGAATAAGGTTAGGTCTTTCTTTATCTGGGAGAAATCTTCGCTTGAGATAAGTGATTTCAAAAATACTTTCGAACTCAAAATCTACTTTCTCACGTTTCTGTGAATCTGTGTATGATATTCCTATATTTTTGAAATAGTTGACGAATTTTTGGAAATTGATAAATTTCCGGAGGATGGCAGCTAAAGCGATTGCGTGATCGTCTCCATAAACGGCAATCTCCATATTGTCAATCAAGAACTCTGGCGTAATTCGCTCACCAGTAGTCTTTTCGAAATCTTGCTGTTCTAGCATATCTACAACGGCCGCAAGAATATAGAACCAGTTGCATAATGAGTTGAGAGGAGCAGTAACAGGCACTCCTGAAGGCATACCACTGCGCTTCTTTACTAGTGTATTTAAAACCAAAATATCAGTATGGATAAAAGAAAGGGCCAGAGCAATTCGTGCCAATTGATTTTCTTCTTCGTCATCATACCATTCGTTGATTAGTTTTATAGCCTTCATGATGACGTCAGCCATAAGCTTACCATCCCAATTGGCATAATCACCAGCAATCAGCGATCCTTGTCCAAATTTTGTCAATCTCATAAACAACAAAGTCCATTCCAAAGATGTTACGTTAATGCCTACACTAATCGGCTCGTTAACGCAATTCTGCTGCATTGTTCCCATAAAAACACCAAAATATCGCCTGGTCAAAAGTGAGATTTCAAGCGGAAGGCATTCAAAAGTGCGAACTTTAGCATTTCGGATTTTCTTTTCGCTAATTAACTCATCTTTCATGTTCTCATAAGCCAAATATGATGGAACTACTCCTCGCCGAATCATAGCTTCTACTTCATTATAACGTCTTTCAAAATATGTAGATAGCAGCTCGCCTTGAAATTGTGGGCCTTGTGGATCCTTGTTTAAAACATAATGGGCAGGTTTTCCGGTTTTGTAAGCGTCATTTTCGTCGGTTAGTAGAGCTGATTTTCCTTTTGCTCCGCGTGAAAGCTTAACGTAGGGAAATCCCATACTGGTCTTGACATCAATTCCTACCATAAATCCTGTTATGCCATTGAGAGTTTCTTCAAATGTCAACAATCTCTTGGTAACTCCTTTGGGTTTTAGGGTCGATAGTACGGTGGCAATTGTCATATAAGCCATTTGCTGCACGAACTG